CTACACCTACACCTACACCTACACCTACACCTACACCTACACCTACACCTACACCTACATTAGATCCATTATTAGACATAATGATGGCTCTTGCTAATCAACGTTTTGGTCTATTAGATAAAATAATAAAACAATATAAAAAACTAAAATTAGATAAAAGTATTAATTATAATTTAAAAGTAATATTCCCAAAAAAAAAAAATCTTCCATTTACTAATTTATTACAAGTACCGCAAAAAAATGAGACTAAAAACTTAATTAGTCTTGGCACAGGATTAGCGATAAATCAATGGACACAACTTAGAAAGGAAGATGAGCAGAATTTAACTAAAAAAAATTATGCATTAACTTTTGCTTCTTACATAACTGATTTATATGAAAAATTAAAAACTAAATATCCTGAAATAGTAACAGATGCATTTATTGGTGATTTAAAGTTTGAAAATGGAAGATGTAGAACAAACGCATTATTAGATAATTGGTTAAGGGATGGTCCTGGATATTCTCCAAAATATAACACATTTAATATTCATATATGGGGTGCAAATAATACTAATTTCAATTTCAAGTATAATACTCCTGGTAATTATTTTGGTAATAGTTGGGGTGGTGGTCAAGCACTATGCTTTATTACACAACATTCAGGTGTTTTTGGATTCGTATCAACACCTTATAATAATTCACATACAGTATTAAAAATTTTATTAAAAGAAACTGATAAGATTTGGGGTACAGACGATAAGATATCTAATAATTTTATGAAACCAAAAGATAAAAAAGAAATTGCAGGGAATACTATTGAAAAACATAAAAATGTATCAGGATTATATGATAAAGTAAATAAAGCTAATTAGCGTATGATAAATAAGCCATACCATTTTCAATAATCATAAAATTATATGTTTTAGCATATATTTGTAGAACATATTTATCAGTTTCTGCTAATGAATCAAAAAAGGTATCATTTAGTTCTAAAATAAGAGTTGATTTTTTTATGTAAGAGAAATTACAGAACCCACTTGGTTGAAATTTATCTGGAAACAGAGAGAATGAATATAAACAGACTCCTAATGGTAATTCACTATTATGATGTTCATAAGGTTGAACATAATTAAAATATTTATAACTCTTTACAGAAATTCTTTTTTGAGTATTCATTTGTAATGCTACCGTTTCTATTGGACTGTGATATTCGTCTACATTATTTACTTTCCGAGTATGATAGTATGTATATAAATTATTTGCATCTATTTCAGATTGTTTTTTTATGTAAAAATAGAATTCTTTACATGGATTAGTAATAGGAAGATTTACTTGTAAAGATTGTTTATTGTTATAAGATTGTTTATAATCTTTTGATTGTTCAACTAAATAAAATAATGAACCAGTTGAAAATCGTTCTCTTTCATCATTATCTAAATAAATAAAATCAGCTAATAAAGAAATATTTTTTATTTTAATAGTAGATTCTAAAGGACTTGTAAAATCAGTTTTAATTAAATTTTTAAGATTATTTAATTTTAAAACAATCCTTACATCATGATAATTTAATGCAACAAGAGGTATTGAATTAAATGTATTTTTTGTAAAATTAAATTCGAGTGGTATATATAATTTATATGATGGTTTTTCATTATTATCATAATTAGTCATTAATTTTATATTACCTATTAATTTATTAACAGTTTCATTCATATATTTATTTCTGCTCAATAAATATTCTAAATATAATTGCTCTCCTGTAATATTTTCTATTTCTTTGTCTCCTATTTCTAGAGAAATTCGTTCAATAAGAAAATAGGCAAAATATTCGATCCATTTGAAATTAAATGAATTTGTAGTTTCTTCATTAATTTGATTAGTTATATCTAAAATAGAATTATAAAGATATTCATATGTTGTAGTAATTTTTAAATAAGCATTAGAAAATTGTGTTTTAAATTCTTCTAATCGTAAAGCATCTGTATTAAGGGTAATTTGTATATTTTTTACAATTTTTTCAAGATTATTATTATTTGCTGTAATTCTATATTCACCAATCAATGCTTGTATAGCAGTATTATAAAATGTTAATTGAGAGGATATTTCATTATCAAAATAATTAAGAATTGATGAATAAATATTTGAGAAAGTAATTGTTGAAATATCGAGTAAACCAAAAATAGTTCTACAGATATTTAATTGTATATCAGCATAAGTTTTAAAGTTTGTATAATTTGTATTTAAAGTAATTTTCTTTTGGTTAAGATTTGCAAGTGTAGTATTATTTGTTACTTTAGAAATAAATACTTTTGGTAAATCTATTTCAATATATAATTTAGAAAGTAAATCTCCTAATTTATTTACATTACATATAATTGTTTCACCAAATTCTATATTTCCTTCAAAATTTAATTTTAAAGTATCTATGCCAAAACTAGTATATTTTTTATATACATATTTAAAATAAGTTATATGTGGTTGAGAAGTTAACATTATTTCAGTAGCACCATTCGATACAAGTTGTACTAATGAACCTTTCATTTAATATATAATGATATTAATTTTATTTTTAACTAAAATATTATCTAAGTAAACATATATGAATTCAAATAATTTAATGAAATATACTATATTTTTTTTATTGACATTTATTATTATTAGATATATACCAGAATTTAAAATAGATGAATATGAACAATTATCTTTAGCTGCAATAATTTCATGTATTTATATTATATTAGATACCTTATTACCTTCTTTAAAAATTGATGCAAGTAAAATTAATAAACAAAAGAAATAATTAATTATAATCTTAAAAATTATAATTAATTAATAAACAAAAGAAATAATTAATTATTAAACTAAAAATTAATTATTTTTTATAATATTCTGCTTTATTTTCACTTGGATAAAATGCCCAATCTAAATGATTACATATTTTTTTCCAAATCATATCTTGTTCTTTTAAATTTTCAGGACTTTTTAATAAGGGAAAGTATGGTAAAAATTGATCTAATTCTAAAAGTTCACAAAATTTATGTAATACATACGAATAATTTAAGAAATTCTTTCTTTTTTTTGTTTTATATAGTTGAAATGGTTTTTGAATCATTGTAAACATCTTTATTAGTTGTTGTTCTGTTTCTCTACTAATATTTGGTGGTGGTAATCCATTTAATTTTGAAATTATATGTGGAATATGTTCATACATATTATTATATCCTACTTTTCTTAATATAGATCTCATTTTATCTGGTTTTAAGGATGCTAAATTATTTATTCTATTTTTTTTAAGTTCAATTAATATTTTTTGGTAAACATCAATTGGTATATCAGTATTTTCTCTTCCTTGAAATTGAGATAACCATTCTCTAAAGTGATTAATTCTTTTATATGCATATGCTGAATTATCAGGAATAGGATCTTTATAATTTGGTTTATCACTATCCAATAATATTGGTTCTGCATAACCACACGTTTTACATGTTAAATTACCATCACTAATATGTAATGTTAATTCATTTTTTATACAAAAAGGGCAGTCTTTTATTTTTGGTTTTCGTTTTTGTTTTTTTATTGTAGTTCCTTCAGTTGTTTTTAAATAACTATTTAATAAAGTTGATCTACTTTCACTACAATCTGGTGTATTTTTTTTCTTATCTGCATTAAAAATTTCTAAAATTGATTTTTTTTCTTTTTTTTCATTATTATTTTCTTGTTTTTCAATTAAATCATAATAAGGAATTAAAAAATTATTTGCTGTATCATGAAAATAATTAATCTCATCAATATTATTTTCTATATTATATATATTCAATTCAATATCTTCTTTATTCTTTTGTAAATCTGCTTTTTTTGCTATATCTGTTAATAAAAAATTCTCTTTTGTGTTTAATTCTTTTAATTTTCGATTAATTTCTTCTAATTTTTTATTTAATTTCGGTAAATTAACCTTCTGTTGTTTAAAATATTTCATTTTTTGTTGATGTTTTGAATCAACAGTCGCAGTTATCCTGTAATTGTTTGTTTTCTTTTTTTTCTCCTTATTTTTAAACATAGGATATATACTTATTATATT